TAAGCCCTCAGCTAAGTCCCGGTTCTGCACGTGGAAAAACCAGCTACACCGGAAGCCCAGGAAAAAGTGGTACTAAAGCACCGCCGCAACCTAAGCCAAAGAAACAAACCCCCACTGATAACGCACTAGATTCCAAAACTAATATATTTGGCACTGGTACAGCAATCAAAAGATAAATACATAATAGACCTTTAGGATCAAGGAAATAAAATGGACTTCAAAAAACTACTAAACACATTAGACAGCATGGACGCTCCAGTAGCTACACCTGCTGCGCCGCAAATTGCGCCGGCTGTGCAGCTTAACGAAGACGCGCAATTGCGTGTTCTAAGCGGACGTACTACCTACGTTGCTGAAGCTAAAAAGAAAGCCGAAGAAAAAGTTGCCGAAGCAATGAAAGACGGTGACAAGAAGAACGTTGCTACTGGCACAGTTGAAAAGACTAAAACTGGTATTGTTCATAAAAGTAATAAGGCATACGGCGGTTCTGAAGAGAAAGCCGACGATGCTGATGATGCTCCTAAAGGCAAAAAGAAAACAGCTAAAGAGTCTATCGATACTGAAGCATTTAAAGGCAAATTTGCCAAAATGGTTGAAGCTAAAAAGAAAGGTGGTAAGCCAGACTTCTTAGATCTTGACAAAGACGGTGACAAGACAGAGCCAATGAAAAAGGCAGCTAGCGATAAGAAAGCAGGTCCTAAGAAAGGTGTAAATCCTTTTGCTAAGAAAGACGAAAGTGTAAAAGAGTCCGACGACATGAAAGTGGGAGCCAAGAAAAAGTCTGCTACAGGTGGTACTATCGAAAAGACTGCTACCGGAATCAAACACACAGCAGGAAAGAACTATAGTGGCAAGGCGGCTGAGAAAGAAGAAAAGTCTAAGAAAGACGAAAGCAAAATGATGCCAAAAGGCAAAAAGCGTCCGGTTGCAGAAAGCGTAGAGACTGCTATGACCTTCCGTGAAATGATGAAGCTAGTTGTTGAAAGTGGTGGACAACAACAAATTGATCCAATTGACTCAGCATTGTTTGCTTGGGCTCAACGTGTTGCTGCTTCTAAGTATACAGAAAGCACCAAAGCGGAAGTGTTCGCAGGAATGTTATACGAGCGCAACGGTGGTGTATTTGAAATGTACGATGTACTAAGCGAAGACCAAAAGTAATTTAATCAATTACTAACAAAGCCAGCAACTTAGGTTGACTGGCTTTTTTTACAGCTGTATAATAGTACACAAGGAGATATTATTATGACTAAAATGTACGGCCCGGAAGAGAAAGCAAAATTAGAGCGTCTTATCAACGAGGGATCTAATGTATTGCGAGAAGTTGAAGACCTTACCGAGGGTCTTAAAGAAACTGTTAAAGCAGTTGCCGAAGAACTGCAAATTAAACCTAGTTGGATTAACAAAGCAATTAGAATTGCCCGTAAGGACAATTGGGCATCTCATGAAGAAGAGTGGAACGAAATTGAAATGATTCTTGGAGTTACTAAGAACTTGCCAGAACCTGAATGATAGAGTTGTTTCGTGGTACATATAACTGGGCTAGGCGCGATTACAAAGAATGGCCGGTAAGGTTCGTTTTAGAAATTGTTGCTTGGTTTATGAGTGTTGGGTGTGCCGTCTGGATGGGGTTGACGTTACCTAATCCTCCATTCTTGGTTCTCTATCCATTATTCATTATTCAATGCATGATATTCGGGTGGTCTGCGTGGACCCGAAAAAGTACAGGAATGGTTGCTAACTATTTGCTGTTAGTCACTATTGATGTAACTGCGTTAGTTCGGTTAATAAGTATATAAGACAACGGTTCAATCAGCCATAAATGATTATTTTGGTATTTGCAGGCCATAAATTGCATAGGAGAAAAATTTGAGTTACGTAGACGCTTTCTTTGACAGAGAGCAGGATTTAATTCGCGTCGTTGAACGAAACGAAAAAGGCGAAAGACATTTTAAAGAATATCCTGCTCGTCATATATTTTATTACCCAGACCCAAAAGGCAAGTTCCTTTCAATCAAGGGCGAACCTTTAACCAGAGTTTCAAGCAGAAGCGTTAAAGAGCATCGCAAAGAGCTTTCAATATACAGTGGAAAGAAACTGTATGAAAGCGATATCAACCCAATCTATCGTTGTCTAGAAGACAACTATCTTAATCAAGATGCCCCTAAGCTAAATGTAGCATGGTTCGACATTGAGGTAGACTTTGATCCAGAACGTGGCTATGCTTCGCCGGAAGATGCATTCATGCCAATTACTGCTATCGCTGTCTACCTACAATGGATGGAGACAATGGTGTGTTTAGCAATTCCTCCTAAGACACTAAGTATGGAAGAAGCTAAGAAGCAGGTTGAAGAATTTCCTAACACTATACTGTTTGATAACGAAGCAGACATGTTAGACACATTCTTAGATCTAATTCAAGACTCGGACGTACTAAGTGGATGGAACAGTGAAGGCTTCGATATTCCCTACACGGTAAATCGTGTTACTAAAGTTCTAAGCAAAGAGGACACACGTAGATTCTGCTTGTGGAATCAATTCCCCAAGAAGCGTGAATACGAAAAGTACGGTAAGGCTGCTACTACATATGACTTGATTGGGCGTGTACACTTAGACAGTTTAAATTTGTATCGTAAGTACACGTATGAAGAACGGCATACCTATCGACTAGACGCTATTGGCGAGCAGGAAATTGGCGAGAACAAAACTGTCTACGAAGGTACATTAGATCAGTTGTATAACAATGACTTTAAACGCTTCATTGAATATAACAGACAGGATACTATGCTTCTTGAGAAACTTGACAAGAAGTTAAAGTTTATGGATCTTGCCAATACACTAGCACATGAGTGTACTGTGTTGTTGCAGACTACTATGGGCGCAGTAGCTGTTACTGAACAGGCCATTATTAACGAAGCTCACAAGCGTGGATTTATTGTTCCTAATCGCATCAGCCGTGACACTGAAGTAGATACACAGGCTGCTGGTGCATATGTTGCGTTTCCTAAGAAAGGTATTCACGAGTGGATTGGCTCTCTGGATATTAACTCACTATATCCTTCAGCAATTCGTGCATTGAACATGGGCCCAGAAACAATTGTTGGACAATTGCGTCAAGATGGTACTAAAGACTTTATTGCCGCAGAGATGGCAAAAGGCCGTAGCTTTGCCGGTGCGTGGGAAGGTATCTTTGGTAGCTTAGAATACACTGCTGTTATGGATCGCAACGTTGGTCGAGAAATAACTATTGACTGGGAAGACGGCGGTCACGATACCCTAAGTGCTGCACAGGTATATGATTTGATCTTTGACAGCAATCAGCCTTGGATGCTGAGTGCTAACGGCACTATCTTTACTTACGAAAAAGAAGGTATTATTCCTGGATTGCTAAAGCGTTGGTATGCTGAACGTAAAGAAATGCAGGCTAAACTTAAAAACTGTATTAAGGCAGGTAATAAGATTGAAGAAGAATACTGGGACAAGCGTCAATTAGTCAAGAAGATTAACTTGAACAGTTTGTACGGTGCTATTCTTAACGCTGGCTGTAGATTCTTTGACAACCGTATTGGACAATCAACTACACTTACAGGCCGTGCCATTGCACAACACATGGCTGGTAAAGTAAATGAAATTATCACCGGCGAGTTTAATCACACAGGTAAGGCAATTATCTATGGTGATACTGACTCCTGTTACTTCTCAGCATATGCCACGCTGAGAAAAGAGATTGACAAGGGCACACTGCCTTGGACAAGAGAGAGTGTAATTGAACTTTACGATACTATAGGAGAAACAGTAAATGACACATTCCCCAAGTTTATGCAAGACGCATTCCACGTACCTAAATCACGAGGAGAGGTCATTAAAGCAGGTCGCGAGATTGTTGCTTCCAAAGGACTATTCATTACTAAAAAACGATACGCAGTCCTCTACTATGACAAAGAAGGCAAGCGAGCAGACAAGGACGGACAGGGTGGTAAGATCAAGGCCATGGGTCTTGACCTTAAGCGTTCAGATACCCCGGTTATTATCCAAGAGTTTTTAAGTCAAGTATTAACTCGAGTGCTAAATGGTGATGGACAAGAATCTATTCTAGAGTATATCACTGAATTCCGCACTGAGTTTAAACTACGTCCAGGTTGGGAGAAAGGTTCGCCTAAACGTGCCAATAAGATCTCAGAGTATCGTGACAAAGAAAAGAAAGCAGGTAAGACTACAATGCCCGGACATGTCCGTGCTAGTTTGAATTGGAACACTTTAAAGCGTATGATGGATGACAAATATTCAGTAGCTATTACAGACGGTGCTAAAGTTATTGTGTGTAAGGTTAAAGATAATCCAATGGGCTATACTAGTGTTGCATATCCTGTAGATGAATTGCGTTTGCCGCAGTGGTTTAAAGACTTACCATTTAATGATGCAGAAATGGAAAATGCTGTCATTGATGAAAAGTTGGAGAACTTAATCGGTGTACTAGACTGGGACCTCAGTTCAACCCGCAGTGATAATAATTTTAACAAACTATTTGACTTTGAGTAAATTGCGGTTGCTTTTTACTCTAACCCTAAGTATAATATTCATATAACCGGAGAAATCTAAATGAAAGACATTTTACAAGACATCGTATCACACACCCAGAATCTAGGATTTTTAACTACAGTTAAGGTCACAGGTACAGAACGTGGTACAACTATTAACTCTATGGCTGACGATCGTTCAGTTATCATGGAAGCTACTACTGCTAGCCCGCAACCAGATATGATTGGTGTGTTTGGCATGCCACAACTTAATAAACTGAAGTATTTGCTAGACGGTGCTGAGTACAAAGAAGATGCTAAAATTAGTATCACTACAGCAGAACGTAACGGAGAAACATTGCCAGTTGGTTTACATTTTGAAAACAAAGATGGCGACTTTAAAAACGATTACCGTTTTATGAATTCAGAAATCATTAACGAGAAAATGAAGACTGTTAAGTTCCGCGGTGTTAAGTGGGATGTAGAGGTTGAACCTAGCGTTGCCGCAGTACAGCGTTTTAACTTCCAAGCTGGTGCTAATAATGAACATCCAACATTCTTGGCAAAAACAGATGGTAGCAATCTAAAGTTTATCTTTGGTGATGCTAGCACACACGGCGGTGAGTTTATCTTTGCACAAAACGTTGCAGGTAAATTGGATCGTGGTTGGACTTGGCCTATAGTGCCAATCTTGAGTATCCTTAAGATTGCGGATGTTAACAACACAAAGATGTCTTTGAGTAATGAAGGTGCTATCCAGATTACTTTAGACAGCGGTCTTGCTACTTACAAATATATCATTCCAGCACAAGCGGCCTAAATATGATTAAGGGCTTACAAGGTTATAACGGTGTAACGGTAAATAGCGGCAACACTGTCCTGCCGTATGTTGCCCCGAACGCTGCTAATCCAATGATGGGTATGCTGAGAATCAACGGCACTGATATAGAAGTGTTTAATGGCTCCAGTTGGCAATACTTATCCACCAGCTATGCTACTGTAGGCCTTGATCAAGATATACTAGACATAGTACAATGGGTACGTAAGAAGCGTGACGAAGAATTAAAGTTGCATAGCTTGGCAAATGACAATAAGGCTGTTAAAATAGCATTAGACAATTTAGAACAGGCAAGACAACAATTAGATATAACAGTAAAATTATGGAGAGAATATGAGCAAACAACCAGTTGATTTAACACCCCTACAGAAAGACTACGCAGTCTATTTGCCTGCGATTAGTAGTTTCTATTCTACCTACGTGGCAAAACAACGCAAGGGAGATTTTGTACCCAAAGATCGAATTCCAGCGGGTTTTGATCGAGGCATCGAAGGTATGAACTTCTTAAACCCAGAAGAAGGATACTTCTATTACAAGTACGGATTGTATTCAGCAGGCCATGCACAACTAGATCTAGTTAAGACTATGGATCATGACTCAATGATTCAGCAACGTGATCGCAACAAAACAATGATCTTGGGCGACTCCGGTGGTTACCAGATTGGTAAAGGTATCCTTAAGTTTGATTGGCTAGACTTTGAAGGCAAAAAAGCTAACAAGACTCGTGATGATATTCTTAACTGGCTTGAACTAACTGCTGATTGGTCAATGATGCTAGACGTTCCTACGTGGGCATGTGACCATATTCATAGTCCAAAGACAGGACTAAAGTCATTTGAAGACTGTCTAGATAAAACTCGTCACAATAACAAGTACTTCTTGGACAATCGTTTAGGTGCTACTAAGTTCCTAAACGTTCTACAAGGTAGTAACTGGGATACTGCCGAAGCGTGGTACGAAGGTGTTAAAGAGTTTAGCGATAAGAAAGTTTGGGGCGATAAAGCCGCTGAAGGGTGGGCAATGGGCGGTGCGAATATGTGTAAGATGCATATTGCACTACGCCGCATAATCACTATGCGGTTTGACGGTATGCTAGAAGGCAAGGATTGGATGCACTTCTTGGGCACTGCACAATTAGATTGGTCGTGCTATTTGACCAGTATTCAACGTCAGGTCCGTAAACATATTAATCCTAACTTTACAATTAGCTTTGATTGTGCGTCGCCGTTTATTGCAACTGCACACGGACTTGTTTACACTAACAGTCAGCATACAGCCAAGCGGTGGAGTGTTATTATGGACAAAGCTCCAGATAATAAAGCACTTGCGTCGCGCCCGGACATTCCGTTTCCATTCGAAAGCGAGATTGGTCGCAGACTAAATGTTTCAGATATCTGTCACTACAAGCCAGGAATGCTAAACAAGATTGGCAAAGAAGGCAAGACTTCGTGGGACAGCTTTGGTTATGCACTGATGATGGGTCATAATGTTTATCAACATATTGTTGCTGTACAACGTGCTAACAACTTGGCAGATATTGAACAGGCTAAGATCCGACCAGACTGGAGACTGTGGAAGAAGAACAAAGATCGTGACATGAGTGACGAGTATAGTGATTGGGTTCCCCGTAACATTCTGTACTTTGATCGTTTTGTTGAAGAGCTGTTTGGCTGTCCAGACAAAGAATCCGCATTTGCTATGATTGCTGACGCAGAGACTAGAGGCTTTATGCAGAATTTGGAAGGCTCACGCTTGCGTGGTGGCGTTACGAATATCTCAAACGATCTGTTCTATGAAGAAGGCAGTGAAGACAAGGATTCGTGGAACGATGATCGCGAAGATGGCGAGTTGGATAAACTGGTAGCAGAATAACATTGCTAACTGAGCAATTTGATGCTATAATTAATGTATGAATACACTATCACTTAATCGTAAACAAATTGAAAAGCTCACCGAGATAGTGACCCATTTTAAAGAAATAGAATGGTTCACTATCAGGGTAGATCGTAGTAGTGGCATAGGGGAAGGGATTACTATTGAATTTAATCTCTTTAATGACAATGATAAAGATGTCGATACTAAAATTGACATCACTGATTTGAGTACATGGTAATGGGTGAAGATCAAGGACTTAACAAGTACGAAACATTTGCCAAGAATATGGAAGAACAGTTTCCCAAGATGTTTGCAGGTGATTACGGCGGCTTTTCTGTAGGCGCTGGCTGGTATCTACTGTTAGAAACACTCTGTTCTAATATCCAGCATCACCTCAACTGGAAGAATAAAACAGCGGAAGTTGTTCCACAAGTAACTGTGGCACAGATTAAAGAAAAGTTTGGTGGACTGCGTTTCTACTACGATGGCGGCGATGACTACATTCGCGGTCTAGTTAGCATGGCAGAATCGTGGGCAGACATTACATGCGAAGAGTGTGGTAGTGTTGGAAAGAGACGAGGCGACGGATGGATACGTACATTGTGTGATGTCCATGAAGCAGAACTGCAAGAACGTAAACGCACACAAGAAATGAAAGATGGAGGTTTTGAAGAATGAAACGTGATTACGCAGACGGCGTTGCTGACGATATTGTATTCTTTATCGGTAATGAAGTAGAACATACTCCTGCATACGGGTTAAAAACTTTGTTTGTTACAGGCGTACAACCTGTAGGAAATATTGCATCGAATTTACAGGGCTGTGAGCATATCTTCTTTGGCGCTAATCATAGTTTTAACCCTAAAGACTACGAAGAGCATAAGTGTTGGGAAGAGATGATCTTTTACTTTTTGAAGAAAGAGTATCTGTGCAGTCTAGATATTCCAATGAGCCAGGTAGAAGAGTTTCATGAAAGCGGTTACTGCGAATACAATAACTTTATTCCGCAGATTCGTGTGCCTATTCCATATATCAAGTTATGGAATTATAATACAATGCTAAAGATTGATGATAAAGATTTTAAAGCAACCAATCCCGGCGTATGGTCTCATAGTCTACATACGCTAATGGATCGTAGTAAGTTTGCAGACTGGTCACAATACAAAAACGATGAGATTGTAAAGTAATGGGACCACATGGATCAGCATACACAACTCCTCTAGTAAAGTATCAACCCGTAATTCACGTGGAATAGGCACTAGCGGTTGCCGAGTTCAAGGCACACGCACCGCAGTTAATAAAGTAAAGAGCATAAAAATGACATTGAAACAACGATTCCGCAACTGGGTCCTTAATCAAAATGACGACGCGATTGAGTACGAGAAGCCCACTAGAGAATCAGAAGAGCGTTTTCATAGCGATGGCATGAAACTACAGGTCTACAAAGGTAGTGGCGGCTTTGTAGTAGAAGTTCGTAACTATGATCGTAAACGTGATGAGGACAATAATAAAATGTACATCATTCACGATGACAAAGACCTCGGTGAGGAACTTGGTAAAATTATAACTATGGAAAGTATGAGATGAACCAAAAAATTAAACGTGCATTAGACAAGGCAACTGAAAATATTTTAGGTGTCAATGTTACCAATCAAGAGAATTTTGCTAGACTATTGCTAGAAGAATGTGTTACAATTATTGATAATATGCAATTTACTAAAGAAGGTCCAACAGAGGCAGCACAGTATCAACGTACACTTTGTAGATCTACAATCAAAGAGCATTTCGGGTTGCAAGGCAAAGGACCTATATCATCAAAGTACATTCTATGATTATTAAACAAGACATTCGCCCAGCAACTATGACTTTTATTAAAGTTCGTACAGAATTTGAAGGGTTTCACTATTACCCAAACGCTGGATCAATTGATCCACGTATCCAGTTTCTTGAAAATGAACATCGACACATGTTCAAAGTTGAAGTAAAGATTAGTGTTACACACTTAGACCGTGAATTAGAGTTCTTCCTTGTTAAGTGGGCATTGGCAGAATTTATTAAAGACGGTAAAATGAATCACAAGAGTTGCGAAATGATTGCAACAGACATCTTGGAAAAGCATTTGATTCCAGCATATGGATCAAATCGATACTACGAAATTGTAGTGTCAGAAGACGGTGAATCCGATGGTATCATCGAATACAAACCATAATAATATTATTAAGTACTAAGGAAAGCTAACATGGCTAAGAATTACCGCGACGTTGCCTATTTTAAAAATCGCCCCGACATTGTTCGGATCTTTGATGACTTGGAAGCGTTTCAAGACTTTTGTCGTATGGAACTTCGAGAGTTTGACCCTGCGGAAATTTACCGCAAAGAAGGTGCTCCTAACTATGGTGCGTTCCTAGCAAGCAAGCGACCGCGCCGGCCTTACCTAGGCAAGAACCCACGTTGGGATAATAACGGAAAGCGCAATGAGCAGAATTTTTCTCGTTGATTTAGAAGCAGTCGAGACAAGGTACACTGGACAATGGCAGTCCCATGTGCCTGCCTTACTACGAGAGAAAGGACACAATGTTCAAATTATATCAGGCCCTGCGGATATTCCTAGTGCAACTACTCCTGGAGCGTTTCTCAACTTTGGCGGAACTAATATATACAAGGCTAGTCAAGTTGAGCAGCTGGGCCGTTTATTTTGTAATGGAGCCGTTCGCCCAGGTGATCATTTTATATTTACTGATGCTTGGCACCCTGGTATCATCAATCTCAAGTACATGAGCGAATTACTGGGTATTCCAGTAACTACACATGGACTATGGCATGCTGGCAGTTATGACCCACAAGACTTTTTAGGACGTCTTGTTGGTAATAAGCCTTGGGTTAGACACGCTGAGAAAAGTTTCTTTCATGCGTTCGATCATAACTATTTTGCTACGAATTTTCATATCGATATGTTTCGTAACAATTTGTTAGAGGTTAACTTAGGTACAGTTTATAACTATAAAGTTTCTAAGAAGATTGTCCAGACTGGGTGGCCCATGGAGTATATGGAAGATACATTGACTATGTATAAGAACATGCCAAAGCGTGACCTTATACTGTTCCCTCATCGCATAGCGCCAGAGAAACAAGTAGATATCTTTCGTGACTTAGCTATGCACTTGCCTCAGTATGAGTTTGTTGTATGTCAGGATCAACAGCTGACAAAGAATGAATACCACAATCTGCTAGGACAATCTAAGATTGTGTTTAGTGCAAACTTGCAAGAAACGTTAGGCATTAGTTGGTATGAAGGTGCATTAGTGGGCGCTGTTCCAATGATGCCAGATAGACTAAGCTACAGCGAAATGGCATTTGATACTTTCAAGTATCCGAGCGAATGGACTGATACTTGGGAGAACTATAATATCCATAGACAAGAAATCTGCTACAAGATTATACAGTACATGGAAAATTACGAAAAGTTTTTACCCAGCCTAAATAAACAAGTAGATGCATTAACTGAACATTATTTTAGTTGCAATAAACTATTAGAGATGCTAAAATAAAACTATACAGGCAATCCACTGCTTAAACATCGGAGAAATATATTGACACAATTGAATTATAGAGAAGAAGACGGAAGACCGCTAAGCCAGGTTATCCGCGACAAACTCAAACGCGATAACAAACGGTTTTGGGCAGGAGACAACATCAGCGAATACGTTAGCGATGTTGAAAAGGATACACTAATCACCGAAGCAGCAGAAGCATTTGAAGGTGTGCTAGATCGCTTGCTTATTGATCGAGAAACAGATCCAAATAGCAAAGGCACTGCAAAGCGGCTTGCTAAAATGTACTTTAATGAAATCATGACAGGCAGATATGATCCAGCACCAGACGTAACAGCATTTCCAAACAATTCGGCAGACCGTTACGAAGGCATGCTCGTGGTTCGCAGTGAACTTCGTAGTATGTGTTCACATCATCACCAACCCGTTACTGGGGTTGCTTATATTGGCATTATTGCGGCAGAAAAACTAATTGGTCTTAGCAAGTATACTCGCATTGCTCAGTGGTGCGCTCGCCGTGGCACCCTACAAGAGGAACTATGTAATGACATTGCTCGAGAAATTAGTAAAGCAACTGATTCAGAAAACGTAGGTGTATATTTAAGAATGACTCATGGATGTTGTGAGAACCGAGGCATAATGGCACACGATAGTTCAACAACTACTTCAGTGCTTAAAGGTGCGTTTAATAAAGATCCAGGTACAAAGAAAGAGTTCTTTGATACATTGAGTCTCCAAGAATCCAATAAGCGATAAGTGTATTGCTTCTTTAGTAAATATGGAGACACGTAAATGAAATGGTTTCTCGATTTTTTAGATAGGCTGGGTCGTAAACGTATAATTATGGATCGAGTGAGCAACGAACCGTTGTTAACCCGTTATTATCTTTTTCTAAAAGATCGAAAGCATTTTCCGTTTAATGTGTTTCTACACAAGTTCCATAAAGGTGATCCAGATGATGTTCACGATCATCCATGGAGTTATTTTACTTTAATTTTAAAAGGTGGCTATTATGAATGGATTCCAGAATTTAATCCAGATGGTACAAAAAGTTGCGAGATTCGTAAGTGGCGTGGACCCGGTCATTTTCGCGTGTCTAGCCCTACTAGTTATCACCGCATTGAATTAAAAGAAGGAATAACTCCTTGGACATTGTTTATGCCAGGTCCCCACAAACGAGAATGGGGATTTCTAGTAAATGATGAATGGATTCAAAATGAATATTATTTAAAAACTCGTAAAGAACAAAATGAACAAACTCATAATTAATGACAGAAAATTTAAAGGTTTAGTTTCTACTATCTGTAGAGAAATTGCCGCAGATAATTGGAAGCCGGATTTCATTGTAGGACTTACAAGAGGCGGATTATTGCCTGCTGTAATGATCAGCCATTACTTAAACGTTCCCATGCAATCGTTAGATATCAGTTTGCGTGACGGCGGAGAATGTACTAGCAATCTAGGCATGGCTGAAGATGCGTTTTACGGAAAGAACATTCTTGTTGTTGACGACATTAATGATCAAGGCAGTACACTAAACTGGCTGATGAATGATTGGCCAAGTGGCTGTTTTCCAGATGACACCAGTTGGCAACAGATCTGGAGTAACAACGTAAGATTTGCTGTTGTTGTTGATAACTTATCTAGCCAATGCAGCGTAGGTATGAACTACTGTGGTATGGAAGTTAACAAAGCCGAAAACGATGTGTGGATTGAATTTCCTTATGAAGAATGGTGGACAAAATGAGTGTAATAACTAGGCACGATAACACCTGTACTGTTACTCAGGTTTCCAGTAAAAGAGAGATGGAGGCTGAAGTCATGCAGTGTAACGAGGGACGTAACCTTACTGTGGTTATGAACAAGAGTGTTAAACTATTGATGAATTGGAATGGTAGTAAGTATGAAGGTCGCATGGCGGGCATGGACTTTGAAAGCGCAGGTCCTAAGATTAGTAAGACTAGTACTAATTTAAGAGGCCGATGAATACTATACTCGTTCCTTGGGATAATCAAAATAGTCATTGGTGGAATGAAACCTGCGCGATGGTTTTAGAACAGTTTGGGCTTCCTGGTGATAAGTACACATCCCATCCTACAGAAAATTCAATGTCGTTTGAGTTCAATAACGAACAAGACGCATTACTTTGTAAAATATTATTAAGTGATAGAATATGACACACTGGACAGTTACCCTAAAAGAAGATCCCGAGAATGGCGATCTTATTATGCCAATACCGCAAGATCTGTTAGATATGCAAAATTGGAAAGAAGGAGACACATTAGAATGGCTAGATCAAGGCAACGGTTCTTGGCAATTACAGAAAAAGAGTGTATAATAAACTATGAGTAAAATTAAAATCGCAGAGCTGTTTTACAGCATTCAAGGTGAAGGACGTTATATGGGCGTCCCTTCTGTATTTCTACGCACATTTGGTTGCAACTTTACGTGTAGCGGATTTGGCATGCCTAGAGGTGAACTAAGCAAGGAAGCTGAAGAAATTTCAGTAGTTGCTCATATGTTTGCAAAATACGAGGACTTGCCACTAGTTAGTACTGGCTGTGATAGCTACGCTAGCTGGATGCCAGAGTTCAAAACTCTTAGTCCGATGCTTACAAGCGAAGCAATTGTAGATCGTATTATGGAAATTCTCCCGCAGGATCATTGGAAGGACGAACACTTGGTTATTACAGGCGGCGAGCCGCTACTGGGCTGGCAACGTGCTTATCCGGATTTGCTTAACAACACCAAGATGCGTGACTTGAAAGAGATTACTTTTGAAACAAACGGTACTCAAAAACTGACTCCGGAGTTTAAAGGTTTCTTGGCTAAGTGGAATAGTGAAGTAGGTAAAGAACTTACATTCAGTGTAAGTGCTAAACTGCCATGCAGTGGTGAAAAGTGGGAAGACGCTATTAAGCCAGAAGTTGTTTGTGAGTATGAAGAAGTTGGTACAGCATATTTGAAGTTTGTTATTGCTACAGAACAAGACTTTGCCGATGCCGAACGTGCAATTGCTGCATTCCGTGCAGCAGGGTTTAAAGGACATGTCTACTTAATGCCAGTCGGCGGTGTCGAAAGTGTATATGCTATGAACAATAAGAACGTAGCAGTGCTAGCTATGAAGAACGGTTTGCGATACAGTGACCGACTGCAAGTGCCGCTGTTTAAAAATGAGTGGGGTACATAATGAACAAGTGGGTTGAAAAATTGTTTGGCATTGATAAGATCAAAGCCGAAACTAAACGTGCTGTAGAAGATGCAGAACGTTCTATACAAATTGCAAAAGAAGCAACAGAACAAGCAGTGCTTGCTAAAGAAGCAGAAGAAGTAGCGAAACTTAGCGCAAAAGATAAAGCAACTCGTTTAAAAGAACCTTGGGTAGGTGTAATCGAAACACATGTAAACAAAGACAACATCCGTAATGGGTTTTTTGAGCTTGACTGGAACGAACAGTTTGTGTTAAAATTAAAGCAAGAAGGTTACGGGTTTGATGGCGACAAAGAAGAAGAGATTGTCGATCGTTGGTTCCGTGAACTATGCGCAGGCGTAGTGATAGATGGTGATTTCGGCGGTGCAGTAAACACTGGTGTGATCGATATTAACACAGTTAAAAAGAACAACAAATGAATTACATTATAGTTGATACAGCAAATACATTCTTTCGTGCTAGACACGTTATTAACGGCGACGCTGATATTAAGCTAGGCATGGCGTTTCATATCACTCTTAACAGCGTGAAGAAGGCGTGGCAAGACTTTAACGGCAGTCACGTTATCTTCTGTTTAGAAGGTCGCAGCTGGCGCAAAGATTACTACAAGCCTTATAAAGCTCAACGTGCAGCAGCTCGTGCCGCACATACCGAAAAAGAAGCAGACGAAGAAAAAATCTTCTGGGAAGCATTTGACACGTTTAAAGACTTTATCAAAGATAAGACTAACTGTACAGTTATGCAACATCCTCGCCTAGAAGCAGATGATCTTATTGCTGGCTGGATACAGAGTCATCCTAACGACAATCACATCATTATTAGTACTGACACTGACTTTGTACAATTAATTGCGCCTAATGTAAAACAGTACAACGGTGTAATGGAAACTACAATTACCCATGAAGGCGTATTTGACGCAAAAGGTAAAAGAGTCATTGACAAGAAAACACAACTACCTAAAGCAATCCCAGATCCAGAGTGGTTGTTGTTTGAAAAATGTATGCGTGGCGATACTAGCGATAATGTCTTCTCAGCATATCCCGGTGTACGCACTAAAGGCACAAGCAAAAAAGTAGGCCTTACTGAAGCGTTTGAAGATCGTAAAAGCAAAGGCTTTTCGTGGAACAACCTAATGCTACAGAGATGGACTGACCACAACGGACTAGAACATCGAGTGCTAGAAGATTACGAACGCAATCGTCGACTCATCGACCTTGCACACCAGCCCGACGATATTAAATCTATTATGGTTGAGAATATTGCAGAAGCAACTAGTGCTAATAAAAACATTAGTCAAGTTGGTCTGCGACTTATGAAGTTTTGCGGACTGTACGATCTAAAGAAGATTTCAGATCAAGCACAAGCATATGCTGAACCTTTAAATGCGAGATACACACTATGACAACAGAACTACATGCTAAACCGATCATCGACAATAAATTTTGGATTGTTGAAAAAGGCGGAGAAAAGTTTGGAACACTTAGGATGAATGATGACAACCGGTTTGTTCTAAGCAATGAATTTGGAATTAAAATTTACGATAACAAAGAAAGTCTAACTCGAGAGTTTGGCAAAGCGTTTTTTGTTGTTAAGATTATTAAAGAAGCAACAGGTGCAGAACCAAATGAAGTCCACGGATATACAACTAGTGCCACTCCGCACAACTCAATGTTTGATATTCAAAGAAAGCTTCCACTCTTTACTAAGAGCGGAGATAGCAAGAGTTTGTACTGTGCTGGATACTATGTTATTAAATTTGAAAAAGGGTGGGTCAAGAGTCACTGTCCCAAACTTATTACATTACAACGCTATGAATATCAAGGTCCGTTTAAAACAGAAATTGAAATGAAGCAGGTACTAGCAAATGTCTCAAAGTAATCTTCCTACTAATCTACCTAGTGTAGAAAAGCTAATTCAGCGGGTAGTTGCTGCCGAACGTAGTCAACAAAAAGATATTCGTATCAGTATTCAAGAAGCTAGAGATCTAACAGCAGAATTAGCTATTATGACTAGCAAATTAGGCAAGACTGTACAAGAAATACATGCTATGTTGTCTGTAATTAAGGAATCAACTACTAATATCGATGTTAAGTTCGACGGGGGCGGCTTTAATTGATATAAATATATACGTGGTTAACTAGGAACACGTATAGTATGAGCAGACCAAAGCCAAAAGTATTGTTAGAACATGCAAATAAAGAAAACTTTAAGATCGAACAGATTCTTAATAGTGAAGCTATCTGGGCGGTTTTCTATAAAGGCCAACCTTTTAATCTAAAGAGTGGTAGTCTAGTTGCTAGCTACCCCGGCCCAAAATATAAGAAAGTAAGTTTTAGCAATCCTGGTCATGCGCATAATCTTGCTAAGAAACTAAATCGTCTTTTTAAAACTGAAGACTTTGAAGTATACAAATTAACCACTGGTGAAAAGGTAGAATAATATGGACATCAAGGATACCTATACTAAGGTATTCTTAGAGGCTGCAGGACAACCAGCCGACTCGGATACGCTCAAACAATATCGCAGTCTGTGGTGGTGGAACGTTCGCGATAAGGACAAAGGCGGGCAACGTTTGAGTGAACACGCATTGACGTTTATCAACGATCATGCTAAAATTAAAACATATAAAGTAGACTTTCCTAAAGACTTTGCTATTACTCCTCAAGTACTAGTTTGGTTGGATAACTTTATTGAATCTCCCTATTTTATAACAAAAAAATATATCATTGTACTACGTGAACGTGCTGCATTCGAGCTTTATCTATTTTCTGGGGATATCCGTAAGATAGGATATAACAAGGCCCTAGCAAAAAGATTTAGCCAAGAATCAGCAACCTAACAACAATAATTTATAAATATTTTCACTATGTTCAATCTCAACCCTATTGCTATTTTAAAACAACGTAGAGTAAGCACATTGCCTCCACATTTTGCCAAAACAAAAATTGGAGAGATGGTACTATTTGATAATGAGTTAATTGATTGGGTTGATGCTAGACTGAAAGGACGATATTGTGTTGTTCGATCACCTGCAATTGATAAAGACGGAAAATTAAAATCTGCCACGTTTGTGGCGTTTGAAGACCAAAAAGAACTAACATACTTTATGTTAGCCTGTCCACATTTAAGGAGAACCTAATATGACAGAAGAAGTTAAAGCAATCGAAGATGTTGCAGCACAGCCAGCTCAAGGAGCACAATCTAGTACTGATCTTAATATCAGCGATCTAGTTGCACTAAAGAGTATTATAGAAGTAGCAAGTCAGCGCGGGGCGTTTAAAGCAGCAGAGCTAGAAGCGGTAGGTAAAACTTTCAATAAGTTAAACACATTCTTAGAATCTGTAGCAAACAAAAAGGAGGCTTAATATGCAGTCATTAAAACACATCGGTAAAATGAAAAACAGCGGTAATAAAGTTATTGTTGTTTTCCGTACATTGCCAGGCGAATCACATATGTCATTAGTGTTGCCTACAGCAACATTGCCAGATCAATATCATAATGCTATT